GTATATTGATGCCGATGAGGACTTCTGGTCAGCATGTATGGCGTCCCTTTCAACAGGAGGTAAAGTTATTGTAATTTCAACACCAAATGGATTTGACCCAATTTATTATTCAATATATAGTCAAGCGATTAAAGGTATGAATGACTTTAGAATCACTGAGATGTATTGGTTTAGAGACCCAAGATATTCTAAAGATTTAAAACTAATAAAATGTGAGGATATTATCCATTACATGTTAAATAGAGGTGATTATAAGGATGAAGAAATAACAATAGATTATTCCGATATTAAAGTTTCAGACCGTGATTTTGAAGAAATTAAACAAAAAATAGATAAAGGTTATAAACCATATTCTTCATGGTTTGAGTCTATGTCAAAAAAATTAAAATTTGACAAACGAAAAATTTCACAAGAGCTAGAGTGTAACTTCTTGGGTTCAGGAGATAACGTAATTCCACCTGAGACAATGAAAACCATTAAAGAAAAGTTTATTAGGGAACCTGAAAATAAATTTATGGGTGGTGTGTTATGGCAATGGAAAGAACCAATTGCAGGACACAGATACATTATGGGTATTGATGTTTCTCGTGGTGATAGTGAAGATTTTACAACATTTACCATAATAGACTTTGATGATAGAGAACAAGTATTAGAATATATTGCAAAAGTTCCACCTGATATTGTTGCAGAAATCGCCTTTAAATGGGCTACGATGTATAATGCGTTTATTGTTACCGATATTACCGGTGGTATGGGGGTTGCAACCTCTCGTAAACTACAAGAGTTAGGTTATAAAAACCTTTATGTTGATGGTGTAAATCCCGCCGATAAATGGAAGTGGGACCCTAAGGCAAATGATAAAATACCGGGGATTAACTTTAACTCAAAAAGAATTTTAATTGTCCAAGCATTTGAAGAGGCATTACGTTTTGGTTTTGCTGTTAGGTCACAGAGATTATTTAACGAATTAAATACGTTTGTTTATGTAAATGGTAGACCTGACCATCAAAAAGGACAACATGACGACTTAATAATGGCCATGGCTATGGCGATATATGTCGGGGAATCTTCTTTTGCCCAATTAGAAAAGGCAACAGAACAAGCAAAGGCGATGATTGAATCTTGGACTACCGAAAAACGTGACTTTAAAGATTCATCACAGAATTTTAATCCGGGTTTACCTGTTGATATGTATAATCAGTATAGGACTGGGTCATCTCAAGTAACAAGAAGTGATTATGAAAAGTATTTATGGTTATTCGGTGGTAGAAGAGTTTAGTTTATTACTGATGAACCTATTATTTATATAAAAAAAACTATGGCAGAACAAAAATATACAGTTTGGCAAAGATTAAGTAAGGTTTTTGGACCTACAGCCACATTGGACCAGCAATCTCCTGTTTTTAAATTTGATAAAAAAGAATTACTTAAAACAACTAGTAAAGCTGAATTTGAAAAAGAAAAACTACAGGCACAACAAACTATGTACATTGGTAAACAATGGCAAAAAGTTGAAAGTAACTTATACACTCAGGCAGTATATTATGAACCAACAAGAATGGCTTCATATTATGATTATGAATCAATGGAGTATACTCCTGAAATTTCTGCCGCTTTAGACATATATGCTGAAGAATCTACCACACCAGATAAAGATGGTCATATATTACAAATTTATTCAGAATCAAAAAGAATAAAATCAGTATTAGCCGATTTATTCAACAATAGATTAGACATCAATACCAATTTACCTATGTGGACAAGAAACACATGTAAATTTGGGGATAACTTTGTTTACTTGAAATTGGACCCTGAAAAAGGTATCGTTGGGTGTCAACAGTTACCAAACATTCAAATAGAACGTTTAGAAAAAGGAATGAGATTCCAACCTGACAAATATTCCCAAGAAATGGAGAATGATGCGTTGAAGTTCACATGGAAAGAAAAAAACATGGAATTCAATGTGTGGGAAATGGCTCATTTTAGAATTTTAGGTGACGATAGAAAATTACCATATGGAACTTCTATGTTAGAAAAAGCTCGTCGTATTTGGAAACAACTTTTATTATCCGAGGATGCTATGTTAATCTATCGAGTATCAAGGGCACCTGAAAGAAGAGTATTTAAAGTATTTGTTGGGAACATGGACGATAAAGATGTCGATGCATATGTTCAAAGAGTAGCAAGTAAATTTAAAAGAGACCAAATTTCTGACCCAGCAACGGGTAATGTCGATATGAGATATAATCAGTTGGCGGTTGACCAAGATTTCTTTATTCCTGTTCGTGACCCCGCAGCAACAAATCCAATAGAGACATTACCGGGTGGGACAAACTTAGCTGAGATTGCTGATATCGAATACATCCAAAAGAAATTAGTTACAGCCTTAAGAATTCCTAAGGCGTATTTAGGGTTTGAAGAAGCGGTTGGTGATGGTAAAAACTTATCATTATTAGACATTCGTTTTGCAAGAACGATTAATAGAATTCAAAAATGTATGATTGCAGAATTAAACAAAATTGCAATTATTCACCTATTCTTATTAGGTTTTGAGGACGAATTAACAAACTTTACATTAGGTCTTAGTAACCCGTCTAAACAATCTGATTTATTAGGTATTGAAGTATGGAAAGAAAAAATAACCCTATACAAAGATGCTGTTGCTGAAATACCTAACACAGTTGCACCTGTATCTGCATCGTGGGCTAAAAAACATATTTTAGGTTTCTCAGACGAAGAAATCCGATTAGATATCCAACAACAAAGAATTGAAAGAGCAGTATCTGCCGAATTAGGTAAAACTGCTGAGGTTATTACTAATACAGGTTTATTTGATAATATTGATAAATTATATGGTAAAAAAGATACTGAAAAACCCGCTGAAGGTGGAGAATCACCTGAAGGAGGAGCACCTGATATGGGTGGTGGGGCGCCACCAATGGGGGGTGAACCATCTCCTGAACCACCAGCTCCTGAAGCTGGAGGTGCTGAATTAGCACCTGAAAGATTTGTTAGAGATGACTTAAATTTACTTTTAGAGGAAAACCTTTTTGGTCAAGATGATTTTATGGATTTAGGTAAAGGTAGAAATTCATTAGTCGAAATAGACGATAGATTGAAAGAATTACTAAATAGATAATATTTATATAGAAAACTTGAAATGAATAACTTTGGAACTATTAAAAGTAAATTAGAAAAAGCAAGCGTTGACTTGTTTGGTAAAAAAGAGTTTTCAACCTTTATGAGTAACTTTAAAAAAGGTATTTTAGAAAACAAAGATATGAGTGAAATATATTTTATATATGATGACTTATCATCTAAAAAAGGTATCTCAAAAGATATTGCAACGGATTATGTAAATGAATCTATTGAATATTGTCAAATATTAATCGAAGGAAATAAATCAAAAATTAATAAAATTGATAAATGGATTTCTAATTTTGTATCTGAAGTTGAAAATAAATATAATAATATCGATACTCTTATTTATAAAAATTCTATTAAAAACTTAGAAACAGTTTTAGAGTCAAAGAAAAATATCATTTCAACTATAGTTTCAGAAGAAACGAAAAAACAAGTAAAAGAATCAATCCAACTTCCAATTACAACTATGGTTAAAGTTGCTGAAGATAATATAAAAGGACAACTTGAAAGTTTATCAGAATCTGAAAGAAAAGAAATTATTTCAATAGTTTCTTTATCAAAAAAAGAATTAGATAAAGAATTTAATGAACTTAAAGAAAGTGTTATTTCAAATTTAAAAACTTCTTTAAATGAATCTAAGGAAGACGATATGAAAAGTGTTATTGATAAAACAATATCAAAAATTTCAGAATCCAAATCTAATCCTTACGACTTATACAAACTTAGAAAACTAAATTCAGGACTATGAGTTCAAAAAAATACTTTTTTGGTTGGGGTAACATTAAAAAAGGATTAACTGAACTTATAAGAATATACTCCCACAAACCATCATTTTTTTCTAAAAAAAGAATTGAGTCTGGAGTTGCTTTTATTATAGCTCAGTGGGGTATGGTTTTTTATCTTTTGAAAAAATATCCTGATTTAACAATGACTGATATAATTATGTGGGCAACAATAGAATTTGGGGTTTCAGGTTATATCCTCCACCAAATACAAAAAGAAAAAAAGATGGACAAAAATACTGATGAAAATCAAGAAAATTGATTTCTTTTTTTCTGTAAGTAAATCGCCTTATTTATTTGACTTCTTTTCTTAATAGACTTTTTTGTAAATTCTTGTCTATCTCGTAACTGTTCTGTTTGTTTTGTTTTATAAACCTTAAACTTATATTGTTTTAGGGCTTGTTCGATAGACGAAGCGTTTTTTACTTTAATTATAATCATATTTTTTTTACTTTATTAATATAAATATACCAAAAAAACTCAATTTTGACAATTAGTTATTTTAGAATTACATTTATTAAAAATAAACCTGAAAGTTATGATTAATGAAAAAAGGAAAAACATCAAAATTAAATATTTTTGATGATGCAAAATGTCTCTACGGAACTGTAGATTCGAAAAATATGAAATCAATTTATGTAGTATTACAGACTTGGATAGAACCCATAACAATAGACGATAATTGGAATAGATTAGTTGGTGAGATAAAAAGACAAATCCAACATACGTTATTAGAAGTAATAGACCCACAAACATTTGAAAGAAAACAAATTGTAGACTTAGATTTAAGGACAAGTGGGATACAAAAAAATAAAAAAAGTTTTATGAATTTAGAAATTACATTATTTGTTCATAATAAAACATTAGACTTTAAATCACACATTTTAAGAGATAAAATAAAAAAGATGTTAACATCAATTTATATTGACGACTTAAAAAACAACAAACATTTTACACTAAGTAAGACAAAAGTTGTAGAATTCAAATAAACCTAATATTTATTCATAAAAGCATTATGAAAATTTTAGGACCAAATGATAGTGGTAAAGGAATATTAGTTGAGTGGGA